CGGCATAGACCCCGGCCAGCCGGTCCAGCTCGTCGGCTTCCTTCCGAAGTTCTTCCGCGGTCCCGCACAGGCAGCGGCTCGGGTTATGGATCATCAGGAAGGATCCGGCCGTCATCTCGATCCGGTCGGCCGACATGATCATGAGCGACGCGGCCGAGGCTGCCACGCCCCCGACGATCACCGTCACCCGGCCCCGGTGCGCCTCGAAGGCCGCCCGGATCGCCTCGCCCTCGTAGGGGCTGCCGCCGCCGCTGTTGACCCGCACGGTCACGTCGCCGTCGAAACGCGACAGCGCCTCGCGCACCATACGGGCCGAAAAACAGCCGCTTTCCATGTACTGGCAGAAGTCATGCGGAAGGACGTCGCCTTCCAGGATGATCTCTCCGCCGAGGATCAGGTCATCACCGTCCATCGTCGCTCTCCTGTTCGTCTGTGTCGGTGGCTTCCGCGCGGCTGCGCCGGGCGGTGTTGACGGCAAGTGCCGCCGCCGACCCGTCCGGCACGGCCCCGTCGCGCGCCGCGTCCTCTGCCCGTTCCCGGGCGATCACGTCGGGGTCGTAGCCCATCTCGCGCTGTTTCCGCTGGCGGCTGGTCAGACCGGCGTCGATCTCGTCAATCGCCGCGCCGATCTCTTTCGACGGGTCGATCAGCGGGCGCCGCGGCGGCGTCCAGTCGAGCCCCTTCGGCGGCGGCGGCAGATGTTGCGACATCTGCACCAGCCGCCAGCTCTCCAGCGTCCAGCGCGCGATGCCGGAACACATCTGGCCGATGATCAGCTGCTGTTGCCAGACCTGGATGAACCGGTCCATTTCCATCCGGCCCATGCGGCCCGAACTGAAATTGACCCCGGTCAGGTCTCCGAAACTCTCGTAGGTCAGCCCCAGTCCGGTCGCGATCACCCGCACGCCCTCGCGCATGAACTCGGGATACTCGTCCACCTTTGGCGGCGCCGATGGCGTGACCTTCTGGCCGGGAGACAAGCCGACGATCGCGCCCGGCGCGACCTCTTCGAGTTTCGATCCGTTGTGGATCTGGCCCTCGTCACCGGCCTCAACGAAGAACGCCAGAAGCGACCCGATCTTCTGCTTCAGGATCTGGGATTCCTGGTAGTCGCTCAACTCTCCGATGGTCATCATGACGGGCGCAAGCCACGGCACACCGCGCATCTGGCCCGGCCGGTCGATCCGGCGGATATGCAGGATCTGCTGCGCCGGCACCCGGGTGCTGGTGAACCGCTTGCCCTTCAGGTGTAGCCCGTCACCCGGATGCATGTCGTAGAGGTGATAGGCCACGGCCCGTCCGGTCGGCCCGTATTCGATCCCTTCCACCACTTCGTTCTGCCCGTAGCTGGTGATCGACTCGTCGAGGTAGTCCGCCTCCATCACCTGCACCTGGAACGGCAGGCGTAGATCCGGCTCATACCTCAGATCCCGCATCCGCCGCCGCATCAGAACCTCTCCATCCGAGAAGACCGCGTTCATGACCTGCCGCTGCAGTCCCGGCAGCGCTTCCACGCCATAGGCATCAAGGGCGGGCGTCAGAAGGTGATCGCGGATGACCTCCATCGCCTCCTGCGCAGCTTCCGGCGTTTCAGCCCGAACCGACGGCATGATGCCCGTACCCACCACGTTGCCCGTGACCACCGCCTGCCCGCGGGCCGCCAGCGACCGGTTGCGGATCATGTCACGCGACAGGTTGCGTAGCCGCGTCCGGCTGCGACCCGCCGCCGTGTCGGCATCCGTCCCGGGCGCCTTCCAGCCATAGGTCCGACGGCCCCGGCTGGCTGCGTCGTAGTTCATCAGGGTCTGAGCCTTGGCGCGCGCGGCCAGCCGCCGCGCGGCACGCACGGGCGAAACCGCCAAGATCGCCCGGTCGATCAGGTTCGCCATCAGAGGCCTCGCGACGTCTTCGCGTAGCTGACGACCGGGCCGGTGACGGGCGCGCCCTGCATTTCTGCTTCCATTTCGCGAAGCTGGCGGCGCATCTCCGCAAGGGACGCATACTGCACTTCTTCGTCGCCCTGCCGCAGACGCGCTGCACCACGGGCGATGGCTGCGCGAAGTTCATCCACCTGCGCCTGGCTGTAAGCCATGATCTACCTCTTCAGGAAGTTGATGGTCCGGGGCAGTTCAGGCTTTGCCGCCTGTGCCCGCTCCGGTTCCGGTTTCCCGCCGTCGCCAAGGGGGACAGCGTTGATATTCTGTGGACCGCCGATGGCCCAGGTCAGGGGATGGTCCCAGTCGAGGGTCAGCATCCCCTTGTGTTCGGCCAGCGCCCGCGCCTGGACCGACAGGTCCGTGCCTTCGTTCCGAACCTGCCCGGCCTTCTTGGCCCAGCCGTCCGACAGCCGTTCCTCGGCCACGTATTCGCCAAGCTGCGCCTCGTTGCCGACCATCCAGTCCGGCAGGAACATCGCCCCCGCACCCCCGGACGCTTTCAGCAGCGCCGATTCAAGCGTGTCCTTCAGCCGGTCCGTGGCCATGGTCAGCAGCTTGATCGGGCGCGCCCGCTTGCCATTCGACGCGCGGTCCGGCGCCTCGTACTTGATCCGGAACGGTGTCTTCCATCCGCCCTGCCCGCGGGTCAGCCGCCACCGGTGCCCCTGCTGTTCGCGTCGCCGCGCCAGAAGGAAAGCTTCGGCATTGTCCGAAACCCCCGGCTCCCCCTGGAAATCCACCGCGACCGCGATCGCACGCAGCCCGTATCCCGCACCCGCGACCGGGATCACCCGGTCCGCCAGCGGCTTCAGGACGTCCCAGTCCTCCAGGTACCGCGCCGGATCCAACCGCCGCTGCTTTCCTTCCGGGTCCGGCACTGCGTTCGGCGCGTCGGTCGGCGGGGCCGTCAGGTCGATCCGGTCGACCACCTGCGACCGTCCGTGTTCGCCCCATGCCATGACCTGCACCGGGAACCATCCCTTCTGCACGTCCACCGTGATCGTGATGAACCGCGTCCATTCGGGCGCGATCCCTTTCTCGGCCGGTTGCGCATGGTCCTTCAGGAACTGGATCCCCAGCGCGTCCTCGTCGTCTTTCTTCAACCGGCAGTGCGGCACCCCGATCGTGGTGTAATGGCAGGTCGCCAGGTCAGCATCATCGCCCAGCGTTTCCGCCCGGCGCCGCGCATTCTCGAATTCCGCGACCTGTTCCGCCCAGGTCGAGAAGCGCGCCGCGGCCCCGTTCAGCGCATAGCTCGCGACGTCCGTCTGGCGGATCTCCGCGTCGCCCATGGCCACGATCTGGCCCGGCGCCCGGCCTTCGTGCCGCCAGCCGCCCTTGCCCGACAGCGCGCGGGCGTTCATTTCATTCTTGTGCTCGTGGCGCAGCAGGCAACCGCAATGCGGACAGGCCATCTCGGCCTTCTCGCCCGCTTCGCCCGGATCAAGGCTTTCGTCATAAACCAGCCGATCGAAGCGCGGCTCGAACTCACCGCCGCAGTCTGGGCATTCCCAGTTCCACCGGCCGCGCGTGCCCTCGTTGTAGAAGACCACGATTCCGCCAGCCACGGGCGGCATCTCGTGGGGCCGGTCCTTCGACGGGTGCCAGCTCGGGTCCAGCACCGGCCAGGCCGGGCTGCTTTCCGCCAGGACGCAGCCGCGGCTCAGGAAACTGCGGATCCGCCGCAGCGCCATGCGGATCGGCGTACCCTCGGGATTGTCCTTGCCCCCCAGGACCAGCGGCATGTGATCGACATCCGTCAGGAGCACCATGCCGTAGGACCCACCCGACAGGATCGTCGGTGTCGGGTAGCCGATGGTCAGCCGCATCCCCCGGAAGCGCTTCCGGGAAAACGTGCTGTCATCCCGCGCCTTTCCCAGCCGGTCATAAAGTTCCGGGCTGTTCAGGATCGTCGGGTCGAGTTTCTCTTCCACCCACTTGTCCCGGTCACCCTTCGTCATGTGGACGATCAGCACCGGGCGCTGATCACAGGTGATCGCATGGAACGACACCGTTTCCAGCATCTTCGTCTTGCCGCTCTGCGACGGCCCGAGGAATCCGACGCCCTTCCAGATCCGGGACTGCGTCTGGTCCGTCGGTTCGACCATGTAAGGCGTCACGCTTCGATCGAAGTTCTGCCACGCCCCCTGCGCCTGCACCCGAACATAGCGTTCGGCCGCATCCGTGGGCGACACCCGGCTGGGCGGGTCGAGCACCGGCAAACAGTCCGCCAGGATCTCTTGCGCCGTCGTCAACGGCGGCAGTGGCGCGAACTCCATCCGCTGGCCGATCCGGCCATCCGAAAGCTGAACCATCAGGCCCGGTGTTCGGCCCGGTTGATCGGCTCGACCGCCGCCGGATAGGCCCGGTCGAGATTGTGCCGCGCCGCGACCAGCGCCGCATCACAGCGGCGTTGCATCTTGTCCACCTGGTCAGGCTTCAAACCGAACTCCAGTTCCGCAAAATCAACCAGCGTGGTGACCTGGTTGCGGAACTCGGCCAGCACTTCCTCGAAGACTTCCCGCACCCGAGACGTGCGGGTCAGCTCGCCGCGAAGCTCAGCCGCCTTGTTCCGCTTGTAGTCCGCGTCGGCTTCCTGCGCGATCTCGGCCGCAGTAAGGCCGCGCGAGCCCTCGTCATCCTCGTCAAGGTTGCGGAACAGCAAGCTGTGTTGCAGCGCATTTTGCTCGGCCTCATCCACCCGCCGCTGCTTCTCGGCCTCATCCCACCTC